ATTAACGGCTAACCCAGGTGGGGTTAAAGCTAGAGTACAGTTACCAGTAGGTATTACTGTAAGTGCAATAGCAATAGCATAATTATTTTTAATAACCCTGCGGAGTAAAATTTGCGGGGTTTTTATTAAACTAAAGAATATGAGCAAAATAATTTCATGGTTAACTGGAGGACTTATCAAAGAAGTAGGTAAGGTAATCGACAGCTTGACTACCACAAAGGAAGAAAAACTTGAAATTAAAAAACAATTGCAGGTTATTCTTGAAAAAGCCGAGGCTAACGCTCAGGTAGAAGTCACTTCAAGATGGAAGTCAGACATGAGTTCTGATAGCTTCCTTTCAAAAAATATTCGGCCAATGGTATTAATATACCTAACGTTTATATTTTCTGTATTAGCATTTGCTGATGGGAACATTGGCGAATTTAAAATAGCAACAGAGTACATACCTATTTTTCAAACGTTGTTAGTTACCGTTTACGGCGCATATTTTGTGGGTAGATCTTGGGAGAAAGGCAGGAAAATAATGAATAATAAAGATAAATAAAGTAGTTTTACAAGATTTCGTGTAATTATATAATAAATATAATAACAATTAAATCTAATACTATGAAAAATCTAATTATTGCATTATTTATTACACTAACATCATTTACAGCAAAAGCACAAGAACAGTTTAATGGCATTTGGCAAACTGAAGATTCAAGCTATTTAAAAACAATAATTGCTTCAGAATACGCTGTGCTACATTGCTTTAACTATTCTTTTAAAGAATACAACGTTATAACCGAAACAATTGCTTTTGATAACAAAAATAAATTTACTTCAGAGTTATACAATCCAGATAATGGATACCGTGTTACAATAGAGTACACATTAATAAACAAAGATTCAATTTCTAGTAAATATACCGGTGATATTACCGGAGTTTACGGAATAAAACGATTATATTAAAAAAAAATTATGGCTTATAAACAAAATGCAGGCAGAGATGATTTAAGAAATTTAAGTATAGAGGCTCTTACTAACGGGGGCACTGACCCAACTGACCCAAAACCAAATGGAGTGGTTGCTAGTTCAGATGATCTGACCTTTGGTGGTGGAGTTACAAATGAGCTAGAAGGAGTAACTCTTAAAACTGTTAAAAACACTAAACCAAAAGTAAACCAATCACTAAGCCTTCGCGACAGTATTCTTAATAACACAGCCGACGATTCGTACTCTATGTATAATGCAAATACTAAAAAAACTACGAACCAAATAGTTGACCCTATAAGTGGAACAAACTTCGATCAAACAAACTATAGTAGCCCGTTAACTGACTATAAGGCTTCAACTATTAGCGGCAATAAATCCGTAGCTACTTCTTCAAATACCTGGCCAAACACAAATCAATATTCAATGACAGCTAAAAGCCCATACGCGGCCACAGCTTCTAATATGGTAGGAAGAACGCCTTCAACTGCGCAAGACGGCTTTCAAGAAACTTATTCGGATGGCGATTTTGTTAGAAATACAAAAACTGGAAAACAACAATCTAGTGTTCCTAGAAAAGGCAAAATAAATACACCGACTCAAATAAACCAGTACAATAAGCATTTAAAGGACAGCACACTGAATAGAAATGTGAGGGTCAGGGAGCAAGTTAAAAACGAGCAGCTTAAAGATCGAGCAAGCTTACTAAAAGACTTAATTAACAAAAATAAATAACCAACAGCTAATAAAAAAAATAATTATGGCATTTAAAATGACACCGGGGATTAAAGGTAATTCCGCGAATAATTCAATAATGGGCGGAGGCTGCGGAGGAGACGGACAACCCCCTTGCCCACCTAGATTTCAAGCAGAAAAAATGATGGCACCGGTAGCGGACAAATCTTCTGGTTCTAGATCTAAATCTATTAGACCAAAAAAGAAAGCTGCTGTAGTAGCACCCGCGCCAGCACCAGTAAAATTTAAAATTAACTTGCCTGAGGGATATGAGTTTAAATCTAAAATGGAAGAAAGCAGGTTCTATGCAAAATTTTCGGATTTATCTGGGTTTAAAAGTCAAGAGGAACTAGATACGGCTATAGCAAAGCAACTTAAAGGAGTAGGGCCGAAAGATCCAAAAAACCCAAGTTTAGAAAACCCAGGTTTAGAGGTACCTATTAAAGAGGCGCCTATTGTAGTGCCTATTAAAGGAGGAGAGTCGGAAGCAGTGCTTAGTAAGCCTAAAGCAAAATCTGTAGCAGCCAAATAAAAATTAATAATTAATAATTAAATTAAATCAAAATGAGTAAAGTAAAAAAGATGGAGGTAACTCCAAACGCAATCACTAAAGACGAGTTAAACAAAGTAACAAAACTTCAAACGGAGTTGCAATCTTATTTAGCTAACATTGGTGTATTAGAGGTGCAAAAAGCCAAAGCTATTTTTCAGGTAAACATGCTTGAAAAAGAAATGGGGGAGGTAAAAAAGGACATTGAAGCTAATTATGGTCCAGTTAATATTAATCTTTCTGACGGAACTTACGAGGAAATTAAAGAGTAAGTTATGGAAAGTGTTATAAGAAAAATTAGTATCGGGGCTGACTATAAAAACGAAGCAATGCATTACTCTGTTAAACAGACAGTTTACGGCGGCCACGAAATTTCTCATATAATATTTGAAGAGTCTGATAATTCTTATAACATATTTATTAAGAAAGTAGACGAGGTAATGCCATGGAAGAAATTTAATTCTAACATGGCAATATCCGTTGAATATGACCTAGAGTATTAATGCGGAGCGTGTATGACTTTATCATAAAGCCGGTAGGCAAAAGATATGATAACGAGATCAAGGTTGGAGAGCGTACCCTTATAACAAATAGCTCTATAGAAAGCTTTAAGCATGTCAATAACGTTGCTGAAGTAATTGAAACTCCTGTTGCATTTGCGACGTCAATAAAAAAAGGGGATTTAATTATTGTGCACCATAATGTGTTTAGGGTGTTTTACGATATGAAAGGAATCAAAAAGAACAGCAGATCTTTTTTAAAAGACGATTTGTTTTTTTGTGCGGTAGATCAAATTTATTTATATAAAAGGAAAGACTTATGGAAATCCTTTGGAGACAGGTGCTTTGTTGCTCCTGTTAAAAATAAAGACATTTTAAGTAGTCAAAAAACCGCTGATCTTATTGGTATACTAAAAATAGGTAATAGTTCCTTAAAGAGCTCCGGAATTAACACAGGAGACATAATAGGGTTTACGCCGAACAGCGAATGGGAATTTATTATAGATGACCAGATTATGTATTGTATGAAATCAAATGATATTGTTATAAAGTATGAACTCGATAGAAACGAAGAGGAGTATAATAGCCGCTGGGCACAAAGCAATTAAAGAATTAGTAAAGGTAGCAGAGGAAAAGATCGTTGACTCAGATGAAGATATATCAGCTGACAGACTTAAAAATGCTGCCGCTACTAAAAAACTTTGTATATTAGATGCTTTTGAAATACTAAACAGAATACAGGAAGAAGAAAACATGATTGCTAAGGCAACTGGAACTTCTGATAAACCTGCATTTAAAGGCTTTGCAGAGGGGAGATCTAAATAATGGCTTATAAGCAAGAATTATATAGTATAGTCAAGGACTATATTAAGCCCCAAGCAATTAAGAAAAAAAATCGTTATGCAAAATGGGAGTATGGTTATGACAAAGAACATGATGTTGTTGTTATAAGTAAGACCGGCAAAATAGGTGATATATACTTAATAAGCGGGGTGCATATTGCTTTACCTCTATTGCAAGACAAACCTAATAAAGGGATAAACAAGTGGAAAGCCGCTAAGTATCCAGGAGAATTAAGTAAAATAAAAAGCGAAGCGGATTGGATTAAATACCCTGATGCTTTTAAAGAAAAATGGTATGGGTATATTGACGAGGAGTTTAATAGGCGTGATGAAGGCTTTTGGTTTTACAACCAAGATAATCCCACCTATATTACTGGCACTCATTACATGTACTTGCAGTGGTCCAAGATTGATGTTGGGCAACCTGACTTTAGAGAATCAAACAGATTATTCTATATATTCTGGGAGGCTTGCAAAGCAGACAACAGAAGCTACGGTATGTGCTATCTTAAAAACAGAAGATCAGGATTTTCTTTCATGGCTTCCGGCGAAACCGTTAACCAAGCAACAATATCTTCGGATGCTCGATTTGGTATACTGTCCAAATCTGGACCCGATGCAAAGAAGATGTTTACAGACAAAGTTGTACCAATATCGGTCAACTATCCATTCTTCTTTAAACCAATTCAGGACGGAATGGATCGTCCTAAAACAGAACTCGCATACAGAGTACCAGCCTCAAAATTCACAAGAAGGAAACTTGACGCCAACGCGGTACCAGAAGAAATCGCGGGGCTTGACACCACGGTCGACTGGAAAAATACAGGCGACAACTCGTACGATGGAGAAAAACTAAAGCTATTAGTACATGACGAAAGTGGTAAATGGGAGAGACCTACTAATATACTTAACAACTGGCGAGTTACAAAAACCTGCTTAAGATTAGGTAGCCGGGTTATTGGAAAGTGCATGATGGGATCAACATCAAACGCATTAGACAAAGGAGGTAAAAACTTTAAAAAACTATACGATAGTTCTGACGTAAAAAATAGGAACAAAAATGGCCAAACAAGAAGCGGTTTGTATAAACTGTTTATTCCAATGGAATGGAATTACGAAGGGTTCATTGACGAGTACGGGTGGCCGGTATTTGAAACACCTAAAAAAGAAACGGAAGGCCCTCATGGAACTTCTATTGAAGAAGGGGTTATTAACCATTGGGAAAACGAAGTAGAGGGATTAAAAGATGATCCAGACGCATTGAACGAATATTATCGTCAATTTCCAAGAACAGAGCAACACGCATTCAGAGATGAATCAAAACAATCCATATTTAACTTAACAAAAATATATCAGCAGATAGATTACAACGAAGAGTTAAGGAATAATACAATGGTTACACAGGGTAACTTCCAATGGAAAAATGGTATTAAAGATACTGAGGTAATATTTTACCCTAATAAAGACGGTAGATTTTATATTACTTGGGTACCTAATCAAGAGCAACAAAACAATATAACGATAAAAAATGGTATTAAATATCCAGGAAATGAGCACATGGGTGCCTTTGGTTGTGACAGTTACGATATTAGTGGTGTCGTTGGCGGCGGCGGCTCTAACGGAGCTTTACATGGATTAACTAAATTTTCAATGGAGGACGTACCTCCTAATCATTTCTTTTTAGAGTATATCGCAAGACCCGCGACAGCTGAAATGTTTTTTGAAGATGTATTAATGGCTATGGTGTTTTACGGCATGCCTATACTTGCGGAGAACAATAAAACAAGATTACTTTATTATATAAAAAGAAGGGGATACAGGGGTTTTAGTATTAATAGACCCGATAGAACCTACAATAAGTTATCAATAGCAGAAAGAGAAGTAGGTGGAATACCTAATTCAAGCGAGGATATAAAACAAGCTCATGCATCCGCTATTGAAACATACATAGAGGATTTTGTTGGCGAAAAAGTAGACGGGTATGGAGATGTTTATTTACAAAGAACATTACAAGATTGGGCTAAGTTTGATATAAACAATAGAACAAAGCATGATGCATCTATAAGCTCAGGGCTAGCCTTAATGGCTTGCAATAAGCACAGGTATACACCCCGAGCGGCAACGCAAAAAAAAGTGTACACTTTAGGATTTAAAAAATACAATAACGAGGGAGCTACTTCAAAAATAATATAATAAATGAATGTAAGTACAAACACTAATAGCCCATTTCCTGATCAGGTAGTTAGCGATGCTGAGAAAGCTACGCTAGAATACGGATTGCAGGTGTCAAGGGCTATCGAGCAGGAGTGGTTTAATTATGGAGGGGCTGGGTCAAATAGATATTCTGTTAACTGGAATAGCTTTCATAACCTTAGGCTATATGCTAGGGGAGAGCAAAGCGT